TATCATTGTAGCGTGAAACTATTGCGCCTTTACGCCTTTATGCCTTTACTCCATTTATCATATAAAACAAGGTTAAAATTATATATGTTAGTAAGTGTCATTTATTAATTTGTTTATATTTGCTACTTCAAGGCTTCATATTTAGAATCAATATAAATTACACCTGTAATGAGTTGATAATAAGGTGTTAAACAACCACAATCAATTTTAAGACCGATTTTCAGTAAAAATAAGTAGACATTTTTGAAACATTATCCAGAAACTTTACGTATAATTGCAGAATTGAAACTATTTATTAAAACAGATGATATGAAAAAGACAGTAGAAGAACGGTACAAAGACTTGATTTGGGAATGCATGAAATCCACTAATGAAGTGGCAGTTCGTACAGCAAAGTTTTACTTTGAAAACGGTGAAGGCAAAATGCCGAATTTCATGAGTTTCAAATTTTCTTATGAGGAAGCAATAGCACAAATGGAAAATGCATTGGCACTTTCACCGGAAAAACAACGAGAAATGGTTGCAATTGCCAATGAAATTGTGAAACAAATCGAGCCGATATTACAGTCAATTTCCTTTGTTGAAAATCATAAAAATTAAGCAATGAAGGCTATAATAATGATATTGTTAATACTGCTTACAACTTCTTGTGGTGTTACAAGAATTAATGTAAGGCACAATGCAGCAAACCACCAAATGTTTGAAGCAGTTAAGTATGACAGTCATTATTACTATGTACGAAGCAAGCAGTATTACTATAAATCAACTAACTGCTTTAGACAGGAAATGCAAGGCAGATATTAACTAACAATTAACCAATATGAAAACAGTAATTAATGATGTAATCAAAGTAATCGAGGAACAAAATTACCAATACTTCGGCATTGAAGAATCAGATAGGAGCAATACTTATCTGAAATTCATGAAGAACGATGAAATTTTCTATGTAAGGGTCAGCAATCTTATGCCTGTAAAGATTCACTCATTTTCGGAAGACGAATATTTGAATGACCGGATGAAAAGAAATCTAAGGGAAATTACAAGAAAAATGAACAGCAATCCGAATGTTCCAACGGTTGAATTTAATAAACGTGGTAAACGGATTCCAATTACAAGGTTAACTAAGAAAAAATAATTATGACAGCAAGAAGTAGAATCGAATACGATGCATCAAAAGATGATGCAGAAGTAATAGTAACAACAGAAGTTGTTGAAGAAGCACCAATAGTAGAAACTGGTATGCAAAGGCACAAGTATAATAATCTTCCAGAAATGTCGGTTGAAGAATTTGAACGACTTAAAGAAGATATTAAAGCAAATGGTTTTGATAGTAGGTTTCCAATAATGATGTATCAAAATACAATACTCGATGGTTGGCATAGATGGTTGGCTTGTGAAGCAGTTCATGTTACACCAGTACTCGACCAGTTTGATGGTAATGACTTAGAGGCTTACTTGTTTGTGCTTCGTTCATATAATCGTAGAAACTTAACACCAAAACAATATGCTGAACGGGCAGTGGAAAATATGGAAATGCTTGTAGAAGTCAGAAAACTTATGGAAGCAGAAGCAAAAGAAAATAGAATTGAAGGCAATAAAAAGGGTGGTGAAAACAAGTCTAACAAAATTTTAGTTAGACCAGAAAAAGAGGGTAAAAAAGATTATCATAAAACCACTACTAAAGTAAAGGTTGCTGAACAGTTTAAGACTACACCATATCTTCTTGACAAAGCACTTGATAAAGCAAAAAAACTAAAAAACGGTGAAGCAACATTAGCAGAAACAATGAGAATTGAAAACACAGAAGCATTGGCAACAGAAGAAGAAAGTGAAGATTGTCCAGTAATTCAATTACCTAAAGCAATACCTACAGATAAGCAGATGTTGAAACTTATCAAGATTGCCAGAAACAGGATTGCAAAACTTGATGGTACAATTATCAAGAAGAATATAAAAAATGTTGGTGTTGGAATGCTTCAAGTCAATGTACCACCAACACAAAAAATTAAAGAAATAAGAGATAGGTTAGGGTTTGAATTAACCAAAGATTTATCAGAATAAAAATATTAAACAGACGAATCCAAGTTGTCTTAGCAGAAATTACGGGGATTTTTAAATTATTTCATAATGAGAACAGTTAAAAAGGTTATGACCTATGCAGAAGCAAAGGCATACATTAAAAAATTCAATTTAAAAAACCAAGAGGAATATGATGCTTGGTGGTTGTTAAACGAAGAAGAATGTAAAGAGATAGGATTACCAAAAAATCCTGTAAAAGTCTATGGTGTACTACCATCGGTATCAGAAGAACCTAAAACATTTGTATTTCCAAATGCAAGTGAGATTCACAGTACCTATGATTACCATATGTTTAAACGAATTGATGGTAATCGTACTGTAACAGAACAGCATGTCAAACATTTGATGTTGTCGTTTCAGAAGAAGTATTTGCTGTCTCCAATATTGGTTAACAAGGACATGGGTGTCCTTGATGGACAGACACGATTGGAAGCAGCAAAAAGACTCGGATATCCGGTCAATTATATCGTAGATGGTGATGGTGGTTTATCTGACATTCAAACTGTCAACAGTGTCACGGTCAATTGGAATAAAACCGATTATCTGGATTCGTATTGTGAAAAGGGTTTGTCTGCATATTTAAGACTGAAAGAATTTATGGTCAATAATCCAGAATTTCCAATATCTGTTGCAGAAGGGATTGTTGGTAACAATATTAATAATACGAGTAGTAATAGTTCTGTTCACTCGAATGCTGCACAGAGATTCAAGGATGGTTTATTTGAAATACCAGATTTAGGACTTGCTTATGAATATGCAGGAAAAATCAGAGAATTTAAACCATTTTTTGAGAGTTTTAATTCTCATAAGTTTATCAGAGCATTGATTAAGTTGTTCAGGAATCCTGATTATAATCAAGATGAAATGATTAGGAGACTTAAAATGAAAACAGAAGCAAAAAAATTACAGGTATTGGTTTTTTGTGCTACTACAAAGCAATATATTTCATTGCTTGAAGAAATCTACAATTATCGTAGTCAAAGTCCGGTCAATTTAAGATATGCTAAAAAGGTGAAAAAACATAAATCACCAGAAGAAAAAATAGCATATCAGAAAAAATATGATGCTACTCATAAAGAAGAACGGAAAGCACGACTTGCACGAAAAAATCTTGTTTATGAAACAGTATAAATATAATAAGTGGGGTGCTGTTAACCATACAGCACTCCATTATTTAAATCGAAAATTATGACAAAATCAAGAAATGACAATGGTGCTTCGGCATTTGAATTGTGGTTCAGGAACCAAAAGAAAACCTATAACATTTGTCCGGAGTGTGGAGAAAGAATGTTTCCGTATCAAGAAGGACTTGGCAGAAATCCAGACTTGTTAGATAGCAGTTTAGGCTACTTTAAAATGGATATTGACCAAATGTGGTGTCATTATTGCAAAGAAACACACATTTTAAAGTTTATGTTTATCGAAGAAAAAACCAATGATGCAGTACCATATAACAAACAACGGGACATAATCAGGCTGTTAGACTTTGCTTGCTTTGAAACATATAAAGATGGTAAAATATATAAGAAACTCAGTTATCATATCACCGATAGTCGAATTGATTATGACATAACAATTCAATATCACGGCTTTCATTGTATTTCATTTCAAAACACCAATCCTCTTGATGGCAGGATTTGGTTGAATAAAATGGATATTACGGAACCAGACTTACAGAAGTTTTTGCAATTCGATATACCAACAGTAAATAAGTACAGATTTAAATATAGATAATTATGATAGGATTTTTAGATGAATTAGGACACACAACTTATTGGTACGATGCAGCCGATGTGGCAAAGGCATTGATGCTAAAAGACGGCAAGAAAATTTTGGGTAGAAACAGGTTCATAGAATGTTGTCGTTTTTGGGGTCTGATAATGGCTGATTCAACACAGCCAAAGCAATCACAAATCACTCTTGGACTTATGAGATTTTACTTGGTTAAAAGAAGGTACAAGCAATTTGGCATGCCACTGTGGAGTGACCGGGGAATTGCTTATATCCAAAGAAGAATTGAAACAGGTGAATTCCAGATAGGTTACACCAAAAGAATTCAAAAATACAAAACAGTCAAACTTGAAGATGTTTGCTAAAATTAAATATTAATAACTATGAAACAGAAAAAAATTATGGCAGCAATTACAGTCAAAGACTTAATTGTTGTGTTGGTTACAGAAGTACAAAATGAAGATGTTGTGGTAATAATCACAAAAAATATTGATGGTAAAAATCGTTATGTCGTTGAAATAAATTAAGTACTATGAACCAATCACAGGAATATTACCAGAAACACCGTACACGAATTTTACTTCGTCAACGGGCATACAATAAGAAGCACCGTGAAGAAATTCGGGAATACCAACGGGAATTCCGGGCAAAAAATCCAGAAAAATTTCGTAAGGCTACTTCTGACTGGCAAAAAAATAGAAAAGACTTGGTGGCTGCCAAGCAGAAAAGATGCAATTTAAAACACCGTGAACAACGACTTGCATATTACAGAATTTACAATAAAATCTATAGGGAAAGGAAGAAAAATGAGAAGAAGGCAATGTTGTCCGGCAGTACAAGTCAATAATATCGAGTTTAAGCCAATTCTGAGGCACCAGAAGACACGACAACAACTTTGGCATAGACAGATACCAATTAAAGGATTGACCTTTGAGCAGTACCTGGAATTGAGAAAAATAATAAATAATGAAACTAATAAAAAATAAATTGAAAAAGGAAAAATGGAATATGCTTCCAGCATTGTTAACAGATGATATGTCTGTAAGTGCAGGTGCTGTAATACTTTGGACTAAACTTTGGAACAGCAATAAAGGTAAGGTCAAAGGTTACAAAGAATGGCAACCAACTACTCAAGGATTGGCTACAATGTTTAAGGTAGATAAACGGACAATTAAAAGATGGTTAAAAGAATTAAAAGATAGTGGTTGGATTACTATTATTGGTGACAGAAAAAACACCATAATAACAATTCATTTTACTCCTGTCTTGGTGTCAAAAATGTCACCAATCGTTGGTGTCAAAAATGTCACCCAATACTATTACAATCCAGACAGTGAAAAATCACTGCCAGAGATTGAAACAAAAAAAGATTAACCATTGCACCAGAATCTGGTGACAATGATACAAGGCTTCGGGTGCAAAAAAAGGTTGGTTTGCTTGGCTTCGGTTGCAAGGCTAAGTTTGCTTGGCTTCAGTTGCAAAGATAGATTTTTAGTATTAACATTTTTAATAGATAATTTCCAATGTTAGCAAGAGAAGATTTAATTGAACTATCACATATTTCAACTGAGAATGTAGATAAATTTGGTGCAACAGTTGCACAATGTCAATACTTAGTTGATTTGGTTTATCGTTGTGACATACCAATCCAATGCTATGTAATAGATAAACTATATGCAAAAAGTGGTAATCAGAATATCAAGTATCATTTGACTTCAATTGAAATGACTAAACTTATCAATGCTTTAGAAGCAAAGATAGAATTTCAATTCGTTGAATGGAATTCAGATGAATGGCATGAATTTAAACTCCAAGAGAAGCAAAAAGGTTTAAAAGCAAAACCATACATTCAATTCGATTATAATTATGACAATCCAACAGAAGAAAAATCATGACCAAAGAGGAAAGACGGGAATACAACAAAGCATACATAATTGCCAATCGTAAAAAACTTTATCAAGTCCATAAAAAATGGAGAGATAGAAATAAAACCAAAATTTATCTTAATAATTACTTTTATAGAACCAATCAAATGAATAAACAGTTAAAAAAAGCAGTTAAGAAGTACGGTAAACTCCAAGATGTATTTGCAACAACCAAGCATGCTGAAAGGCAGAAAGAAAGGCTTAAATTCAAGTATTTAGATTTGGATGCAAATGCACCTGACATACTCCAACAGGATACCTTTTTAAAAAGGGAATCCAAGGATAGTGATTTAAAATCACAACAAATTGATAATCAACGAAGTCGATATACCAATATCGTTGATTATCAAGTAGATAATCCAATTGGTCATTTGAGTGTCAAGCAACAGGCAAAATATTGGCAAGATTTGCAAAGTCCGGTTAAAATCAGTAGTAATGACAAAGCAACTCCAAGTGACTATCCAAATGACCTTAGTCTTGGAATAAGTCTTGCCAATGACTAAGACATTAATTATCTTTGTGTTATGGCAAAAGAGGAATTACTGACAATCACCAAAAGTCGATATGAAGAATTAAGCATATTGTTGAATCGTAATAAAATCCAAGAAGCAAAAATTGAAGAATTGCTTAGTGAACTACGGGAAAAAAAGCAGTATATCAAGGAACTCGAAGAATATATTCGAACTCAACCTAACAGAAAAACCACAGGTGTCAGTTACCAACAACTAAAAAAGAATTATCGAAAAAAATTCGTTCAATAATATAGTCTTAGTTTCTTTTCATTTTAAAATCCAAGCATAGTTGAATGCTTGGATTTTTTTATTGCTTACAATGCTTTTGCAATAATCCAAAGTATTTATGAGAAAATAAAATTTATATGAAAGTCACTTTAGAACTTCAACCAAATCTAATTCCTCTGCTTAGTCGTGACCAATTGGAAGAAATACTGCTTGAAACATTACTTCGGGAAAACTCAGCAGAAACACAGGCTTCCGGGAATACAATCCTTCCACCAACAGGTCAGAGTGTCTTAAAACCTCTTAAAACAACTATTTCTGAAGATGTTGTTAAAAAGCCAAAAACACATGTTCATAAAAGAGTACCTGCTAAAATGTATAGTGACGAATTAATTCTGGAAATAGCCAAACGGTATGAAAATGGTGAAAGTCTTGCAGATTTAGCACGTCTACATGATATGAAATATTCAACACTTCATACTCGATTGTCAAGGCTTGGTGTATTAAAAAAAAAGTCTTAACTACTGAAATTAGTCATACAGAGAATCCTCTGAATGGTGATAATGAAATTATTGAAAGCCATACACGGGAAACCGTGGATGGTGATACTGAAAGCAATACAGAGGATTATCCGTTAAACGGAGAGGATTCAGACATAGAATCCTCTGAAGAAACTGAAGAAATACCAACTGAAGAATCTATTGAAACACCAACTGAAGATGAAATACTAAGTGAAGAAGAAACTGAAGAAATTGCAACTAACCAATCGTTAGTACCAACTACTGAAAAATTTACTGAAAGGGTTAAATCTGAATTATTATTACCAATAAAAAATGACTGTGTTAAACCACCATTTGCTGATAGACCTGTTAGAATTTTAGATTATCAGGAACCAATTACAGTTTTACCTAAAGTCAGTACTGATAAATATTATCGGGAAAAAAAATTACATAAAAATCTACAATATGACAGAGGATTAGAATTTTATGAATGGCAGGATATTCTGGATGATTACCAAGACGGCAAAACTATAAAAGATTTAGCATTAGAATATAATTTAAGTACTTCTAAAATCTACAATAAGTTTAAAAAACTCTTAGGTGACGAATTTATTGATAAAACTGATAAAATAGCCAAAGATGAAAGACATGATTTTAATCTGAAAATTACTACAGACGAAATTAATAAAATACTCGATGACCCGGCAATACCTTTGTGGAGAATAGTTGGAGAAAATGGAATGTATCAAGGCATTTATAATGACAAAGATTTATTGACAACTGAACAATTAGCATTGAAATACGGCACAACTGAACGAAGCATTCTGAGGATAATTGAAAATGGCTGTTATATAACACCAATCAAAATTCCAGAAGATAAAATCAATGAAATTTATGAGTTTTATCTGAGAAATAAATACAAACATTCAACACACAGTTATCGGGGTAAAAAATATTCCTATGACAAATTAACTGTACAACAAGTTGCTGAAAAATTCAGAATTAATATTCAGACATTAAAAAGAATAATCTACAGTCAAGAAAATAATAGGAAAGCAATAAAACAACAAAACATTGAATAACTATTGGACTGACAATGACACTGAGTTAATCAAAGAGTTTTATTATTGCAGTACAGCAAGTACTTCGGCAATTACCAGGAATCGTATCTTCAGACAATTATATCCAAATCTATCTTACTTAATTGATAATGCAATCAATAAACATGTTTCTGGCTGGTCAATGGCAGAGAAAGAAGACTGTAAACAGGAAACACTGACACACCTTTGGACTGTGCTCAATACTAAGTTAAACATAGATAAAGTCAAAGGTGTACTCAATTGGCTGTGGAATGCAGCAAGCAACTATGTATTAACACAGGCAAGGATGACACAGTATGTCAGTAATGTACAACGATTGATAACATACGATAGTAATGACGATGCAATCCTATGTTGTGCAGATGACAATGAAGAATACAATGAAGATAATGAAGTTGATTTGGATAAGGTCCGGGGGGATATCATGGCAAAGATAGATGATTTAATTATTGCAGAAGAAAGAATAACAATGACCAAACCTGTCTACCTAATCCTACTTAAAGAGTACTTGATTGCTAACAACTACAATCCACAAGGGTTTCAAGAATATGTCTGCAATACATTACACATAAGCAAAAGAAACTTCTATAATATTAACTTCAGTCTTGGTATCAGGAGCCAAGTGTTCAACAGCAAGAGCAAGAAGAAGAACAACACTGATATCTAAGATAAATGTATGTGACTTTATGGTTTTCGGTAGTATTTATAGAGGAATTCTTTAAGCAATGAAGCCTATACGGGGTCGAAAAGTTTGCAAAGGCTTGGATACCTGCCCATTAGATGACGGCTTAAAGAATTTGGTATAGGGGGGGGTATAAAAAACAATAAAATAATAATAATAATAATAAATTATAATAAATTATAAAACAATGAACAAACAATTAGAATTTACAATCGAACAAACTAAGAAGCAAATTGGACTATCAAAGGGTTATATTGAAGTAAATAACACAAGAATTGAAATCTTGTCAGCAGAAAATAAAGCACATGAAGACTATATTAAAGAGTCAGAGGAATTTTTGGAAATACTTAAGCAGAAGTCTTTAACAGTAACTTTTGGTGTTAAAGAATTTATTGATGCATTGCAATCAACAGAAAAAAAACTACAAACATTATAATGAAAAAATTCGGATTAAGAAACGTAAAAGCAACACTGAAAAAGTGTGGTGCAGATGAAACAGACATTGAATTGGTGCTAATGAATGTCTCTTTAGTTAATGACCTGATTGACGAATATGTTCATGAGAACACCAAACATAATGCCTATCTGATTTACCAACTCTCATTGCAGATTTTCAACATGCTGAGTAAACTTAAGAAAGCCAACAAGAGTATTACTGACGATGACGAAGACTTCAAGGCAATTGTAGATTCAATAAAAACTAACAAAGAAAAGCCAATTGGCTTTGCTGTAAATAAGCAGGATTTAGAAACTCGTTAATGTCGAACTTTGAAACAGCCAGTAACTATGCCAATGATTGTTTGTCGGGAAAAATAATTGCTTGTAAGTTTGTCAAGCAAGCCTGCCAAAGGTGGTTGAATGACTTAAAAAATCCACTGTATTATTATAATGAACCAGAAGCCGATAGTACTATTAATTTCATTCAGAATTATCTATATCTCACTGAGCAAGTACAGAAGAAGCATTTCATACTTGAAGACTGGCAGGTTTTCATAACGGTAGCCATTTATGGTTTGTACAAAGTCAGCACCAACACAAGAAAAGTCAAATACTGTTATATTGAATTAGCCAGGAAAAATGGCAAGTCACAGTTTGCCAATGCACTTGCCATTTATCATTTAATGACTGATGTAGATGCACAGGTAATAGTCAGTGCCAACAGTAAAAATCAAGCCAAAGACGTTGACTTCAAAAAGTGTAAGCAGTTTGCAATACAACTGGACAAAAAGAAAAAATATTTAAGGCACTATTACAACAGCATAAAGTACAAGGATTCCGAATTAATTGTCACTGCTTCAGATGCTACAAAGTTGGATGGATTAAACACCAGTTTTGCAATTATTGACGAACTACATGAGGCTCCTAACAACTTGATGTACAATGTTATAAAGAGTTCTATGGGTTCAAGGGAACAGCCACTTTTTGTTGTCATTACCACAGCAGGTTTTAACAGTGAAAGTTTCTGTTATCAACTCCGGACTTATTGTTCTGAAATACTCAGTGGAATTGTAGACGATGAAAGTCAGTTTGCAATTATTTACACACTGGATGAAGAAGATAGTTATGAAGACAAAAGTGTTTGGACAAAGGCTAATCCAAATCTTAACATATCAGTATACTCAGACTTCATTGAATCTGAAGTTAACAAGGCAACAAATTTCGAAGCAGAAAGAAATGGTGTGTTGGTAAAGAATTTCAATCAATGGTTAAAACATAGCAGTGACGAAGATTGGATTAATGAAAAATATGTGGTAGAGAGTATGAAGGACGTAACAATTAACGATGAAATGTTCAAGGATGCACCAGTCTGGGTTGGAGTTGACCTATCAAGTGTTAGTGACATTTCAGCAGTTTCATACATGATTCCACTAAGTGATAAAATATACTTTTTCAACGATTTTTATATTCCCGAAGACAGCATTAATAGTAATATCAACAAAGACAAGTTCTTAAATGCTTCAACTGCTGGACACATAAATGTTACTTCTGGCAATGTCATTGACTATGACCGAATATTATCGGACATTATGAAAGTCTACAATACAAACCAAATTATGCTTGTGGCATACGATGTTTGGAACAGTACAAGTTTTGCAATCAATGCAACACAGGCAGGACTGAATATGCAGAAATATGCACAGACTTGGGGTTCAATGAACAAGCCTATCCGTGAATTTGAAAGACTGATTAAAAGTGGCTACATAGTCTTGCAATCCAATATCATTACTAAGTGGATGATTTCAAATGTCATAGTAAAACAAAATACTATGGGTAATATGGGTCTTATTAGAAGCAACAAGAATAAAAAAATAGACGGGGTAAGTGCTATGCTAAATGCATTAGGCAGTTATATAACTACACCACAATACAATTTCAGTGCTTATTAAATTTTGATTTTCAATGAATTGTGAAATAAGAAAAAATAAGAAAAAATAAGAAACACCACTCGTATTTATATGAAATAGCAAATCAATGGCAAATTTCTTCCAAAAAACTTTCACCGGAAAACCAAAACTTGAAAATCGAACAAGGTTCGATGAAACTGACTATGCAAGTCCTTTTCTTGGCAGTATTCCATTTAATTCAACCAGTCTTTATAATCCTTCTAAGGCATTAAAACTTAGCACAGTCTACAGATGTGTCAACTTAATAAGTGATTCAGTAGCATGTTTGCCATTAATACCACAAATAAGTCGTGTTAATGCCAACGGTAACAGTAGTTGGAAGTACACTGACTTTGGAAATAGTCTATATGATATTCTGAATATTGCACCAAATAGTTTTATGGGTGCTTATATGCTGAAGAAATTAGCAATAATTAATATGTTGCTTAAAGGCAGTGCATACATTTTAATTGACAGGACAAATACGGGTGACGTAACTTCATTAACATTATTGAATAGTGACTATGTGTACATATATATCAATGGTGCTTTAATCACAGAACTTGTAGACCTAACAGCAATTATGACTGGTGGCAATGTTGATGTTACTTACCATTATGTATTGAATGGTCACATATATGACAAATCACAAATTATTCATTTAATTAATTATCCTGATGCTACAGGTTTGAGAGGTATAAGTACTTTGGCTTATGCAGCAGAAACATTGGGAATTGCATACGACACTCAAACACATAGTGGTTCATTCTTCCGTAGTGGTGCAAACCTCAGTGGTGTATTACATGCAATTGCAGGTGTAACACTTCTTAAAGGTCAAGCACAGAAAGCAAAAGAGAGTTTTGTACAAGCACTTTCACCTGCATTAGGTGGTACAAGTGGTGGTATTGTAGCACTGGATAGTGGTATGGAATTTCAGCCAATCAGTGTTAATCCAAAAGATTCTCAGATGATTGAAAACAAAGCATTCAACGTATTGGAAATCTGTAGGTATTTTAACGTACCACCAAGTTTGGCATTCTCAGAGTCTGCAAGACATGCAGCAACAGCAGAGCAACAGGGATTAGGTTTCTTAAATGACTGCTTATTGCCATTACTTGAAAAAGTAGAAAATGAATTCTTTAGAAAATTATACTTACAGTCAGACTGGAAACTTTCGTCATTAAAATTCAATACTGAAAATCTTCTGAGATTGGATGCAACGACAAAAGCAGATGTTGCTGCTAAACTTTTCGGTATTGGTGCTAAAACAGCCAATGAAATTCGTTCAGACTACGATGCTGAATTTCCAGTACAGGGTGGTAACACAGCATTTGTTAGTACTAATTTACAGCCAATTAATGACTTGGTTGTTAGTGGTACTGCAAAAGCAAATACACCAACAAAACCTACAAGTGGTAGTACAACTCAAAATAATATTGATAATAAACTTTTAAAATAATTAATACAATGGAAAATATAATTAATGACAATCAATTAGAAGTTCGATATGCAACTGAATTAAGAGCAAACTCAGAGACTGGTATTATTAGTGGTACAGCAATAGTGTTTGGTCAGGAGTCAGACAAACTGGCAAGTGGTCAATTCTCAGAAAGAATTATGCCTTCAGCAGCAACTGAGGAATTCTTAAAGACACAGGATATTGTTATGAAATACCAACACCAACCAGATTCAGTATTGGCAAGGTATCGTCCTGATGGACAAAGAAACTCATTACATTTTAATGTTGATGAAAGGGGTGTGCATTTTAATTTTAAAGCAAAACAAAAAGATGCAGGTATTCTTGAGGATATTCAGAATGGTGATTTATCAGCATGCAGTTTCAGTTTTAAAGTACCAACAGAAAAGGGTGCTGAAAGATGGGAAAAAAGGTCAGACGGTACTTATTTGAGAACAATCAATAAGTTTTCAAAGGTTGCTGACTTCAGTATTGTTATTACACCTGCATATCCACAAACAATGGTAAGCACTCGTGGACTTGACGAATTAAGGCAGTCAGAAGAACTCGAAGCACAAAAGGTCAGAGAAGCACAGGAAGCAATTGACTTGCAGAAAGCCAAAGATAAAGAAGCATTGGAGTTAAAGTCAAAACAGGATAAAGAAGCACAGGCAGCAATTGAAGCACAGAAAGCCAAAGAAAAGGAAAAAGCAATGGCTGATTATTATCGGGCATTTGAAGACAAAATTAACAAACTAAAAAAATAAAATTATTTGCTCGTATTTATGTAAAATTATTAATCACATGGCAAAAGACATGAATGAACTAATCGAAGAACGTAAGGCAAAACTTACAGCACTTGAAGGTGTACTTGCAAAAGCAAAACTTGAAACAAGAAAATTAGACACCGATGAAGGTCAGGAATTCGAAACTATCAATGCTGAAATTCAAGCAATTGACAAGGAAATCGAAACAAAAAGAAATTTAGTAAATAAAAATAATATAATCATAAAAAATACAAACAATACAATGAGCAATTTTAGTTTATCAAGAGCAATTTTAAATGCTTCTGAACTTAGAGGTTTTTCGGATGCAGAAAATGAAGTGTTTGCACTTGGAAGAAAAGAATTCCAAAAAGCAGGACTTTCATACAATGGTCAAATTACATTACCGATGGAATACAGGGGTGACATTCTTGCTGGTGGAACACAAGCAGAAGGTTCAGTAGTTGTTCAAACTGATAAACTTGAAATGATTCCATTCCTTAGAGCCAATTTAATTTTGGTTAAGGCAGGTGCACAAATGATGACGGGTTTGGTTGGAAATGTCTCAATACCAGTACTTTCCACAGGTAACACAGCAAACTGGAAAGCAGAAAATGACAGTGCTGTTGATGCAGCACCTGGATTCAGTGAAGTTGATTTATCACCACACAGAATCACTGCTTATTACGATGTAAGTAAACAATTCTTACTTCAAGACAGTGTTGGTGCAAATGCATTACTTCAGAATGATATAGTATTGGCAGTTTCTGACTTACTTGAAGCAACAGCATTTGGAACTCTTGTTGGTACAGCATACAGACCTGAAGGTTTGTTCTACAATCCTACATTAGTATTTTCAAGTGGTAGTACTTTTGCACAGATGATTTCTTTGGAAAGTGCAGTTGCAGCTGCAAATGCATTGAAAAGTCCGGGAACTTATTTGCTTCATCCAACTTCAGTTGGTAAATTAAAATCAACGGCTAAGGCTGCAACAGTTGCTGCAGGTTTCATTGCTGAGAACTCACAAATCAACGGTTATCCTTACTTAACTTCAACTAACCTTCCTACAGTTAGTGGTGCAAAGGGTGTAATCTTTGGTTGCTTTGCCGACATGATTATCGGTCAATGGGGTGGAATCGACCTTATTGTTGACCCATATACAGTTGCAAAAGAAGGTAAAATCAGGGTGGTTATCAATGCTTATTTTGACGTTAAACTTCGTAGAAAACAAGCATTTGCAAAGGGAACGATTGCTTAATTAGTCTTCTATTTCTTTTTCATATAATAAAATCTCAAAGGCACTCAATCGAGTGCCTTTTCTTTTTTAATTCAATCGTATTTATATAAAATATATAATCCATGAATATTACACAACTTAAAAGGCAACTTATCATAGAACCAGAATATTTGGATGACGATGCTTTACTGCAATTTTATTTGAATGTTGCAGAAGTACATTGCTTAAACTATTTGAATCTCTATACAGGTTCAACAAGTGGTTATACAGGTATTAATATGCCATTACCAATACAACAAGCAGTATTGCTTTATGCAAGTCATTTGTACACAACCAGACAACCTGTTAGTTATGTACAGGGATATGCAATACCATTAACTTTCACAAACTTGCTTGACAGTTATAAACAATTCACTGTGGTATAATTACAGCATTTATCTAAAGTAAAAGATTATGATTATAGGTAGTTTTCGATATCCAATAGTAGTTAAAGGTTTGACCATTGTAAAAGATGCAGACAATGGCAGTGAAACACCTGTGTACACAATTAAACACAAGTTGAAGGCTGCTATGAAGGCTGATGGTGGTAGTCAGATAATAAGTGACAAAGAAATATTCACTCAATTCAAAATAACTTTTACCACACATTACAGAAAAGATATTGTTGATACTGACAGAATAGAGTTTAAGGGTTACACATATAAAATTCTGATGATTGCTGAAGTTGCTTATCGGGAAGGTTTGACATTAGTATGTGAAAGGGTTAATTTATAATGGCAGAAGTTAAAATAAATTTAATTAATGACAAGCAATTACTTGCATTATTCAATGACTTGAATCCACAGAAGCAAAAGCAGGTTATTATGGGTGGTTTAAGGCAGTCAGCAAGAATCATTAATGACCAAGCAAAACTGAATTTTCAAGCAACTAAGAAAGGTAAAAGTAAAACTGATTATAAGGGATTTGCAGAAATGTTTACTGTAAAAGCAATGAAAGATAAAATGGGTGTAATTGTTGGTTTAAGTGACTATGAAGAAGGCTATAAGTACAGAATGATTAACTACGGTACAGAATCAAGAGACTATAAAACAAAGAATGGCATACAGCATAATACAGGAAAATTAATGGGTACTAAGTTCTTCACAGATGCTGTTGAAGAAAAGAAACAGGAAGCCGAAGACAATATTGAAAACTGCATAACAACAAACATGGAACGACTTGTAGCAAAATATAATAAATAATATGCCAACAATTATAAAGACATTTATTCGGGTAGTTGAAAAGACTAAAAGGACACACCAAGATAAACGGGAAGTACTGGATAATGTGGCTGTGTACAATACCAGGATTTGGAGAAAACTACGGAAGGAAAAATTAAGAATAAATCCGTTGTGTGAGAATTGTCAGAAATTAGACAAACTAAGTCTGGCTGAAGAAGTTCACCATGTAGTGCCAATCAGTAGTGGCAAAGATATTCTGGAAAAAAAATTAATTGGCTTCAATTACAATAATTTACAGTCATTGTGTATTGAGTGTCATAAGAAGATAACTAAAATGAATAACCAATGAGCATAAAACTTAACAATGCCATTTACTCTTTACTGACTTCAGATAGTGGTTTAACACAGATTATCGGTAACAAAGTATTTCCACTTATTATTCGACACGATGAAAAACTTCCTTATGTTGTAATTCAACGGTATTATGACAGTGAATACTCAGATGACGGTGTTGCTTATAGCAATAGCACTTTGGAAGTAACAGTATTTGCTGAAACTTATAATGACAGCATTGAAATTGCTGGTCGTATTGACAAAATCTTGAACTTTTACAGGGGTACAGTAGGAGATAATCATATTGTTATGTGTATGATTAAAACTTGTGATGAAGGTTACCAAGACAATGCCTTCCTGCAAAAACTCACATACGAATTGAAAAACTATTAGCAAAACTCACTCGTATTTATGTCATATAACTATAATATTAAACTTAAAAATATACTCAAATGGCAGCAAATCAAAAATTCTTAGTTTATGGTGGTGACTACATGATTTTTATCAATCCAAGTGGCAGCACAAACTTACAACCTTGTGCATTTAGTACCACAGCAAAACTCACTGTAACTCTATCTACCAGAGACGTTTCAAGTAAGGATTCCGGAGATTGGAATGAGTACTTAGGTAGCAAGTTTGATTGGGATTTAACCTCAGACAACCTAATGAACTTAAGTGGTGTCACAGGTACTACACTTAGTACAAAAGAAGTATTTCAATATTTTATTGCAAAACAACCAGTGTATATTGCATTTGCTTCAAAAACAGGTACAAGTCCTTCTTGGACAGTTAGTGGAAGTGCATTAAAATTCACCGGACAGGCTCTTATAACAAGTATGGATATGAATGCTGCTGACAAAGCCAACGGTACTTATACAATTGCTATGAAGGGTAATGGTGTATTGTCAATTGCTCAGTAAAAGGTCTTTTTCGGTTTTATAAATTTTATTATTTTTTTCTGTTAGAAAGCCAAGTACACACTTGGCTTTTTTCTTTTAAACAGTTATCAATCAAAGGATTTATCTTTTCAGATTTAATCGTATTTATATGAAATAATTACAGTTAATAAAATTTTTATGATAAAAGAGACTACAGTTAAGTTAAATGAAATTGAAATAGATGCTACAGGTGGCACTAACACAATTGTAAGAGAATACAAAGTTAAAAGGACAAACAGAGCATTGATGCTTTATGAAGACATATTTAAGAGAAGTCTGGATGAAATCAGTGGCACATTAACCGACATGTATAGAGTTTTCTATTGTATATTGAAAGCAAACAATCCGACTTTCAAATATACTTTTGACGAATTTGTTGATAATGTCAGTGATGAGAATCCACAGGCATTTGCAGACTATCAGGCATATCTGATAATATTAGCAAGTGAAGGTCTAAATGACATTGTACCGGATAAAAAAAAAGCAGTAAGAAAACCAAAATAATTGACATATTCAGTATATGTGTCAAGTCTGGTATTCAGCCAGATTATTTTTGGGAAGAAATGCCGTTATACGAAGTTGATTCAATTCTCAGAAATTATAATGAAAATTACAGAGAGGGTTGGGAAAAAGTCAGGTTTCTGAGAAATACAATTGGTGCTTGCTTGGGTGCAGAATTGAATGATTTGAAATTCAGTTGGGATGCAGAAGAAATTAGAGATAGTAAAGACATTGTTACTGAGCAATATGAATTAATGAATTTGGTAAATAATAAAGATATAACATGGCAAAATTTTCACTCTTAACAACATTACTTCTTGAATCTGGTGGCTTCACACAGGGCATAAATGCTGCAAGTAAGGCTACTCAAGAAATGGGTAGAAATATCAGTGAATCAGGTGGTGCTTTAACCAAGATTATGGGTCAATTTGGTGGCATGGCAGGAGAAATGAGTAGTACCATTGGTGGTATTGCAGGTGCTGCCACAGGCATTGGTTTGGTTACTGTAGCAATTGGTGGTCTAATAAAGGCTTTTAAACTTGCAAAGGAAAGTGCAGATGCATATTTGGCTGCTGTTGATAAGTCTGGACAAGGTGCAGGCATTTTCACACAAGATGCAGCCAACCTTATGAAAAAGCAAATGACAGCAGAAAGGGGTGGTGTTGGAGCAGAAAGAGGTATTGAATTGAGAACAGGTGTTGAAATGGCTGCACTTGATATTAAAAGACTTGCCAATTGGATTACTGGAAATAAAGTAAAAAATGATGGAATAAAATTAACTGAAGCAGAATTAAAAGCACAAAACGACCAAGCACATGCAATGGAAAAAATCAATCAAGAAATACTTGATGGTGATAGAGATTTAGGTAATAGAATAACTAAAGAAGTTGAACTTAAGAAAATATTGCTTGACCAATATGATTTAAGAAAAGAAGCAGTACAAGAATCAGTTAAAAATGCCGAAGTTGAAGAAAAACTGAAAAAAGACAGAGCAATTATAACTGACAAATCAGGAGATTATTCACCTGCACAGAAAAAGGAAGCATTGGTTGATTTTGAATCAACTGCACTTGCTTATGCAAAAAGACGGGAAGATTTAATTGACAGAGAAATTACCAACACAAAAGCATTGGGAGAACTTACTAAGGTAGGTGGTCAGGTTAATATGGAAATTGTTACAAAAGTTGCAGAACTGGAAAAAGAAAAACATAATGTTGGTACTACTTACTGGCAGGAAGAAATAGCACAAAACAGACTTTTATCAAGAGTTAAAAAGGATGCACTTGCTGAAGAAATGCAAGCAGAAAGAGATTTTCATAAACTGAAAGAAGCCAACATGACCAGTGAAGCAGGTTTTAAACTTGGTGAAAAAGATGTAAATGTTGGTACTGTTAAGAATCCTTTTGTAGAAGAAAGAGCAGGTTATGCAAACACCAAACAATTAGAAAAACCTGCAGCAAATGCTGTTGGTGGTGGTGCTACTGAAGCAAATAAAGTTAAAGATGCTGATAAAGCATTAAGAGCATACGGTGGCACATTAAAATCTGTAATAGACTTAAATAATAAATATGCTGATGCACAAGAAAGAATAAATAATGCTTTTGGAGATTTTGCAAGTTCAATAAGTCAAGGTGCAAGCAGTTTTAAAGAATTTGGTAAAACTGTTGCAAGTTCTATGAAACAAGCAATTGCTGCTTTGTTATCAGCAACAATTGCACAGGCAATAGAAAAATCAGTAGCATTTGCAAAGAATCCAATAATCGGTGTAGCATTAGGTGCAGTTATGGGTGGACTTGCAGCAACATTATTCAATAGTTTAGTACCAAAATTTGCCGAAGGTGCTATTGTATCTGGACCGACACAGGCATTGGTTGGTGAATATGCAAATGCAAGAAATAACCCGGAAGTTATTGCACCACTGTCACAGTTAAAACACATGCTTGGTAGTGCAGGTGGTGGCAGAGTAGAATTTCGAATTGACGGTACACAGTTAGTTGGTGTTTTAAATAATCATAACAGACAATCAAATAATTATAGGTAAGTGAGTTACAATTTAAAATATACAATAGATTACAAAAGGTTAAGTAATAGACCAACACATATTGAAATACTACAAAATTTTTATGTTGGTGCTGTAACTGCTTTGCAAGCCGATGCAACACCTTTAACAATTCAATTGCAAGGAAATACTGATAACATATTTTGTAAAACTATTGGAACTGGTGCAATAATAAATGTAATTGCAACACCACTGAGTTTGATAACACTTTTCAACAACAGTGACCCACAAGCATTTATTGTAAAATGCTATGATAGCAATACTACAAATAATCTATTCTGGCAGGGTTTTGTAAATCCTGTTTATACAGAAGATTATAGTGTGAATTTTCCTACAACAGTTAGTATAAACTGTAGTGATGGTATGCAAATGCTTGATACAATTTATTATAAAAATTCTGATGGTAGTTTTTATACAGGTAATACGACTATTGCAACAGTAATTAACAATGTTTTATCAAAACTGAATCTGACTGTTGGTAACATATACAGTGATATGGATTTACGTACCAATGGCTACACAACAAATATTTTTACCAATATCAAAGTTAACCAATTGAATTATATAAATGAATCATTCGTGCCAATGAGTTGCAGAGAAGTTCTTGACAGTATTTTTGGTGGCTTGGATGGTATGAAAGTTCAGTTTCAAGGTTCAGACTTGTATGTTGTAAATCCTATTAATTTGAATGATGCTACTAAAGGTAGAAAATACACATTACCTGGTTTCAGTGAATCAACAGTAAATTTTGGTGGTTATGCTGATATTATAACAGGTACAACAGGTGGTTTAACTTCAATTGGCTATTATCAGACCGGACAAAATTTAGGAACAGTAAATCAGATAAACGAAATTGATGTTAAATACAATCCATATAACATTACAAATTTTGCTTATGATTTTAATGCCAATGCAACTGGTAATACTTCTTTTTATCATGTAACAACACCACCAAATGATTACTATCGAAATATAACACCAGTATTTCCAAGTTGGACACAATTAACAAGTGGTGGTACTGCAGCAAGTGGACATTTTTTTGGTATAAAAGAAACAAGTGGTGATACATCTATATATGGTTTATTGCTTGATAATTCTCATGATGTTTTAACATACAACATACCATTCAGTAACATTAATTCGGACACAAGTTTAAATTTCAATCTAATGTTAGATAGTTATTGTCAGACAAGATTAAATAGTGTTGATAATGCTTCATTCGGTGAAAATATTTATGGTAGTTCACAGACAACACCAGTATATGGTTATTATGTAGTTTGCAGTATTCAGTGTGGTGATTTATATTATAATGGTTACAATATTTGGGATAGTAGTTATCACTCATTGATTTTAGGTGTTATTCAAAATGGTGTCACTTATGCTCAATATGGTGCTGACCATACCAAGTCAATTGTAAATGATACTTGGGCAACTACAGCCAGATTAATACCTATTTCTGGTGGTCTGACAGGTGGTTCAATAACATTTTCAATTTATTGTATTCAAGGTGCTGGTCAGATTACTTATAATAACAGCAAACCTTGGTATGTTATCGGTGCAATGTTCAGAAGAGTTTTAGTTAAAAATCTAAAAATTGATGTTGTTGATAACAAAGGTGTGGTAATTACAAATAATGGTGTACTTACAAGAGGTAATATTAGTACTAATATAATCTATAAAACCAATGTAACTGATATTGCAACAACTTCGGGTTGTGGTAACTATGGTGTTTCTAAGGGTTCGTTTTTTACTTTATCAAATCAAACACTAATAAATTTTGGTTTATACAGACCAGAAAATAGTAGTGCAAGAATGACAGATAAGTTATTGATTCAGACTTTTCAAAGTCAGTATAAGGTTTCAAGATTAAAGTTAATAGCAAGTTTAAATGTCAAAAATTATGGTTTGAGTCTTCAGAATAAACTAATAAAGAATCTGAAATATATAAACAAAGCATTTTATATATCAAGTTACAGTTATGTTGATGACCAGGAATCAATGGATATTGAAGCAGTTGAACTTGTAAACACTTATGACAGCATTTAATCAGTTTTAATTATGAGCATAGTTATTACACAACAGAGTTTATTGCCAATCAGGAGAGATAAGCAAATAATTGCAGGAAATTCTACTTCTTCTGGTGGTGGTGGTTATAGTGGTGGTGGTGGGGGTGGTGGTACAACTTACATAGCAGGTTTTAATATAGATATTAGTGGTACAACGATAAGTGTAGTTGATGCACCGAGTTTTGCAGGTAATGTTACAGCACCAATCTTCATTGAAGGCAGTACTTGCTTGGCATTAAAATATCTGCCAATATGTAATCCAATTGCTTGTGGTACACTATGTGCACCAATTGCTTGTTTTGGAACTTGCAGTAAAACACCAATTGCTTGTTCAACGAGTTGTTCGGTATCGGTTGTTGATTGTGCTACGACTTGTTCGGTAACACCTGTTGCTTGTGGTAGTATTTCTGTAAACACACCAGTTTTAAACAGCAGTACATGCATTTGTGGTGTCAATATGATAATGGCATGTGATATTAACTCACCTGTTTTTATCAGTGGCTTTGCAGGTCAGGGGTGGAAATTAGACAATAATTCTGGTACTTCTTTTGATTTGGAAGTTGATAATCTGAGAGTTCGTAATGTTTTAACAGCCTATGAATTAGAAATAAATGAAATTCAAAGTGTTAACGGTGGCTTAATAATAAGTAGTGCAAATGGAATACCATATAGTGTTGTTGGTACTCGTTTTTATTTTGATACAGACGGTGGTAATTCAGCAATTCAATTCGTTGTAAATGACTATATCAGAGCACAAATCTGGACAGGTTCTGGCATAGGAAGTTATTTGGGTATAGTAACCAATGTACACCAATCTGCAACACTTGGTGATGCTTATATTGATGCAACAACCATTTCTGGTAGTCCTTGGGACAAAATGAAAGCCGTACAGGTTGGTAATAGCAGTAATGTTTCAAGACAAAATATCATATATCTCACAGCAAGTGATAGTTGCAATCCTTATATTGACATGTTATCTGGGGTTAATGCAGGCACATTTGCAGGTCATAACAGAGTAAGAATAGGTAATTTATGTGGAATAAGTGATGCAGCATTTGGTGGAGCACTCAGTGGCTACGGACTTTATGCAGATAATATTTATTTGAAAGGTGCTATAGTAATAAGTGCTGGTTGTGGTTATACAAACTTATGTGATAAACCACTTTCACTATCAGCAATTAATATTACCGAAGCAAACAAATTAGCAGGCATAGCAGCAGGAGCAACAAATATCAGCAATACAAATCAATTGGTAGATGGTGCAAACTTAGGTGGCACTGCTACTTGGAATAGTATTGCAGCAGTACCGTCATATTTAGGTGGTCCGGGTTCAGCAGGTTTGTATATGGGTAGTTGCTATATGGGTTATTATAATGGTAGTGCTTGGCAAACTTATATTGATTGTAACGGTAACGTACAGTTTCAAGGTGTTTCAAGTTTTGGTACTACTTCTTGCAGTGGTGATAATATACATTTAATGGGTGCAAGTATTAGTGATGATTCTTATTGTGGTGATTGTGGTACAATCTATATCAATTATACGGGTTATCATGGCAGTTGT